CTGTCGTTCTTGGTTTTGGTATAGGCATTTTCTATATATAGTAATACAAACCCTAATATTACACAATATTTAGTGGGGATACTAAAATAAATCCTATTTAAAACCCAAAAGGGGTTGATTTCTTGATAATTATGATTATTATGGACTTTGCAATTGAAAAAAAGCCGAAAGGCAGGAAATTAAAATGAAAATAAATTTAACAAAAAAGGAAATAGATATTTTAGCTGATTGTGTAGATGTTGAACGTAATGAAGTTTTTCAATGGACTTTAGGAACTGATAATTATGGCAATCCTATTCCAAGTGAAAACATAAAGACAAACACAGAGAGGTATGAAATTCTAAATAATATAATGAAAAAATTAGGGTATGTTTAATTTAGTCTTGAATTAAGTCTTGTTCATCTGCATAAATAATGACACATCTACAGTTTATTACATTTTTTGCCAAACCTCTGGGGTCTCCTGCGTAACCCATCGGCTCTCCACCAACTATAAAGTCCTCATCCATATCTATTGCATCTTTGGAAGCCATTGCACGATGTGCATCCCTAGTCCTTCCGTCATTTACAGGAACCCATTTTTTCATCATTTTCATTCCCAAATCATCTTTTATTGTCTTGTGGTATGAGTGATTCGCAAAAGATGCAGCATTATGTGTTTCAGTACGTGCAATCAATGCTGATCTTGAAACAGATAAAAAATTAAATTTACTAACAACTGATTTTGCAATTTCTGGCAATGTTAAATTGTCGGCTCTTGCTTGTTCAATATAATCTGATATTTTTTTTGAAAGTCTTTGTGATATGCCACTAAGGATTAATCGCCTTGTATTAAAATATTCATTTACGATCTTTTCAAAATCAACACTGCGACCAAATACAAAAACTTCTTCTGCTTTGCGATCTTTTGCATATCTTGTCTCTGCAGTTTTATAAATAAGTAAAAAAATCTTTTTATATTGCTCTTGAAATGTCGGATATAATTCCTCAGTTAAAATTCTTGAAGCAACATCAATGTTGTATACACCAGTTTCAGAAAATAAAAACATCTGTACATTAACAAATTTCCTAAATGTTGATTTTATCTTTCTATTAAAAGACCTTTCTAAATTATTTCTTATAATTAATTGTCTTCGGACTTCAGCAGAAGCTCTGACCCTCCCACGTCTAAAATTATTAATTCTTTTTTTATTAAGAGGTTTTACTTGCTTGATAGTGGATGTCCCTTTGGAAATAAATCAGTATCGTGTTTACCACCTTGAAACCTTCCTGTCCTCAAAGCAAATAAGTAGCTGTTCGTTCTGGCGTATGCCCATCTATCAGCACCACCTTGTCTTCTTACTGCAGGACGTACCGAAGATGGATTCTGATTGAAAGCTCCCACACCCCTACGGAATACAGCTTCAAGAGTTCTGAGGGTTACCCTTTTAGTCGGATTGCTTCCATACTTTTCATTATGTTCATCTACTTTATTTTTAAGAGCTTCTTTCACTTTTGCAGAAACCTGTTTTTCTTCTTCTTCGTCTGACATATCTTTTTCATCTATGAGCATCCACCAATACTGATTGCTAAATTCAAGATCATCTTTTCGTCCTTCTAGTTTTTTGGTTAGTTCTAGGACTACATCTTTCATACCTTGTTCACCTAGAGTGCCTATGACTCCCCATTTAAGCTGACTAATCACACCTGCGACATTGGATAAGTTAGGTTCTAAAGAGCCATCGGAGAACTGTCTGCCATCTCTAAAATGTCTAGCTGCCCATGCTTCTCTCTCTTTTATCCAATCTAATACAGCAGGGGTCTCTGAACCTTGTCTGGCTCTACTCCATAACATAAATGCTTCATTACCTCTAATGTTGCCACCTGCTCTCCAAATATCTTCATTGCCATCTTTCACATTAGAAGAAAACTCATAATCAAACTGAGGGTAGTTGGAATTACGTAAAGATATTTTTTTATCATCTCCCCTTTTCGGAAAATTAGTTATTTCATCATTTTTAAAATCTTCTTCCAAATATTCTTCATAGTCTTTTGCATCTTCATCATTATCTGTAACCTCTGGTGTAGGGACAGCTTCCTCATTGAGAGGAAATAAGGTTGCTGATATATAAAGACCATCAGCACCATCAACAGGTTCTAAGCCAATAATCTTTCTTGCTTCGTTTCTTGTCATTATGCCTTCTCTTACTGCACTGGTTACATTCTCGTAAATCTTTTTGCGTCTTTCAGAAAGTGCAGGAATGGAATCTATATCAAATGAAAGATTTAAGTTTTCACCAAACATAGGTACAAGCCATTCGTTTAGGTCACTAGCTATCTTTTTAAGGTGTGGAATTATTGTTTCTTCATATAAGGCAAGTCTTGCTTCTGCCACGTTTGCGTAAGTCTGAGCATCTGGCACTCCGACTAATTGTGATGGTACTCCAAAACAAAGTGCTATATCAGTTGCACTCATGTGTTTCATCTTTGCAAAATCCATGTCTTTTGGTGTAAGAGCCATCTCTCGCCAGTCAAAGTCTCCTTCTAAAAGAAGTGGTCTTCCTGCATTATTTGTGCCTTTAAATCTATTGTTTAAATCTGTTAATAATTGTTGTCTTTGAGCTTCGGTTAGATTGACTGAATATCCTGCATCATCTTTGGGTTTAAATATAACTGCTCCACTTGGTCTTGCTCCATTCTCCAAAAGATTTACATTGTGTCTGCTAGAGAGATTAAATTGATCAACTTCAACAGATGCAGCATTTAATGGTGATTGTCCATAATAATCGTCTAAAGGATGCCATAGCTTAACGTGTTTGAGTTCGGAGAAGCCACTTTCTTGGTCAACCATATATTCAGCTTTTATTCTGCCATTAATTTTATAACAGTATTTTTCTGGTATTGCAGACGTACCACCTTTGATTTCAATTCTGTCAGGTCTAAGTTGATGAAGTTCTTGAGGAGTTCCCATATCACTACCAACTTTCAGAATATAGGCATTACCACTTAATAACAGATATCCATACAGACTGTTGAAAAACTCTGAATAACTCTGTAAAGGATTAGGTCTATTAAGTAAATCTATAAGAGGGTGTTCTTCTAATATTTGGTCTCCATCTTTTATAACAAAAGGTACTGCTGATGCACCTTTTGATATTTCATTTACACATCTATAAACGATTGCATTCTTTAAATACCCTTCATTTGCTAGATCACTATAAGAATAATTTTTTGTTTTTTGTGAACCGACACCAAAATAACCCATCATACTAGATTGCTTTTGCTCTGCTCCTAAGTTGAAAATCCTTTGAAATATGTTTCTGTTGTCTGCCATTAGCTAATTCTCCATTCAGCTTTTCCTGTTGACTTGCTTAGTTCTGTCAAACCCCATACTAAAGCATCAAGTCTATCAGGTGAAGTGTTTAGTTCGCCTGTATAACTGCACATTTGCTGTTCTAACTCAGGAAACATACCTAAATGTTTTACCCTATCTTGTTCATACAAACTTGAGATTGGTTCTGCTCTTAGTATTTTCCCTCTGGTTGCCCTCACACTTCTATAAGGCACACTTGGGTCAATGTTTCTTATTAGTCTCTCCACAAGGTCTCCACCATTATTTGTTTCTGCAACTATATAATTGGCATCCCAATCGTGATATAAGTTTACTGCAATTGTACCCCATTTTTCAGCACTATGTCTCCCAGAGCAATCTTCAAGCACATAAAAGTTATTACTATAGTCTTTGCCAACAACCACAATACCTGTTTCATCAGAGTTTTGATTTGCAGTAACAGCAGGGTCAATCGCAATAATAATCTTACTTAAATCTCTTTCTGTTTCTTTTGCAAGTCTGGTTTTGTCAATCATATCTTGATTCCACAATGCTCCATCTATAGTTTCTATGACCTCTGCATAAAGCTCTTGCCTTCCCATCGTTGTTCCTTCATATTTGTCCTTCAGCATTGATAAAGCACTCTCAGCTAGGTTTTCTTCGTTCTCAAATGTTGAACCAGTGGTAACGACCACGTCATCCCTTTCAACTAAGTCTTTTATAATCTTGGTTGGTTTTGGTGTTGTTGTTATGACGCATTGAGGATTTTCTCCCAGTCTTAGACCAAACATGAGTTGATCAAATGCTTCAGGGTATCTCCATGCTGCTAATTCATCGCACCATGCTCTATGAAACTGTGAACCCCTCAATCGGTCTGGCTCTTGAGCAGCATATCCTGTAATCTTACTTCCGTTATAAAGTCTAAATTCATTTACACTTGATGAGAACCCTTTTTGGTCTTTAGATTTCATCAAACATTCTTTTGGAATCACAG